GTTGGCTTCGGGGAATGGGATTGGGAGCAGTTGGCCAACGAATGGGATGCGGAGCAGCTATCCGAGTGGGGTTTGGATTTGCCAGTTATGATGGAAGAACCATCAATGGAAGATTTAATCGGTGATGCTAAAAATAAACCAGCATCAATGAAAATAACTTTTGAGTGTATTGAAGATTTACAGCAAGCTGAAATTGACATACAAGAGTTACTCGATAGAAAATATCCAAAAGCATTTTTTTCAGTTTCAGCAGGTGAAATATGAGATTAGAAATTGCATCCAATAAAGCCATTAAATATGCTTGTATGAATTTTCATTATTCAAGAGCAGTACCAAATGTTGGTTTGGCTTACAACGTTTTTAACAATAAAAATGAATGGTGCGGAGTTATTTGTTATGGAGTTGGAGCAACAAATAATATTGCAAGTCCATACAATTTGAAGCAAGGTGAAGTAATAGAACTTCTAAGAATGGCTTTGAATGGTAAGCAAGAAAGTACAACGAAAGCAATGGCAATTAGTTTAAAGTTGATTAAAAAAAATGCACCAAATGTAAAGTTAATCGTATCTTATGCAGATAGCGAACAAGGTCATTTTGGTACTATATATCAAGCAACAAATTGGTACTATACTGGTTTTTCAACTGATACAAATTTAATTATAAATGGAAAAAGAGAGCATCGCAGAACTTTAGGTAGTAGATTTGGCACTTGTTCATCTGAAAAAATTAAATTGATGGGATATGAAGTAAAAGTTTTAAAAACAAAACCAAAATGGAAATACATTTATCCATTACAAAAATCTTTGATACCTATGTGTAAATCAATGTCAAAGACATACCCTAAAAAAGAGAGCGGTGAGGTAGGTTCGAACTCCAATTCTAAACTGGATGCTTAGCGTGTTACCAATTACACTATCACCGCTTGTATGGCACAAAGATACAAAAAAATAAATTAGAAACAAATTAGAAACATGGCAAATGAAAACAATTTAATACCAGCAAAAAAAGGAGAGGTCAGGAACCCAAACGGCAGGCCGAAAAAGTTTGTCACCCTGCTCAAAGAAAACGGCTACAAGGTAAGCGAAGTAAACGACACCGTGCAGGCCATGTTGTCAATGACATTGGATGAGCTGAAAGAGGTATGGCAAGACCCAAAGGCAACCATCTTGGAAAAGACGATTGCCAATGCCATGCGCAAATCCCTTGAAAAAGGCAGCTTGTATTCCATTGAAACCCTGCTATCCCGTGTGTTTGGCAAGCCCAAAGAAACAGCCGATGTGACACAGAACGTATCAGGCGAGATAAAAATAACCCTTGATTTAGGCGACAAATGAGCAAACCACAAATGAGCAAAAAAATCCTGCTAATGGATTGGAGCCTGATACTCGCCAACCAAAAGCTGCGCAGGAATAAAAAGTTACGGGTAATGTTTTGGCATTTGCTGCTGGCCAATAATGCACAATTTCGGGATATTTGGAACGACATTAAACAAGTTTACAAAAAATGAAAGTATTAGCACTTTGGCAGGGCATGGGTGGGGTTGAATACCACCGCCTTTACACCCCTTTGAAGCGGTTGCAGATTGACCATGCCGAGGAAATTGAGGTGAATGTATCGCAGGATTTCCAAAAGGCAGGATTGCCCGAGCTGAAACAATACGACCTTGTGCTGTTTAACCGGGATTTGGGCGAGAACCATTACGAAATTCTGCACTATTTGGCAAAGCATGAGATACCCTATATCGTGGACATTGATGACCACTGGGTGCTGCCCAAGTTTCACCCGGTTTACAAATACTACCGGGAACATAAATTGAAGCAGCGCATTATTGATGCCATCCGCTACGCTGATGGGGTGACCACCACAACCGATTTCCTCGCAAATGAAATAAGGCAGTATAACCAAAATGTGCAAGTGCTGCCCAATGCCCTTGATTTAACCGATGAACAATGGCTTTTGGAGCCACAGCAGCGCGATGTAATCACCTTTGGCTGGGTGGGTGGCATAACCCACAGCAACGACATCATGCTGATTTCCGATGCCATTGCTCAAATGTGTGACTATTACGGGGATAAGGTGCGATTTGTGCTGTGCGGTTACCAACCGGGCAGTATGTGGGAAAGCATCCTTTACAAGTTCAACGGCTGCGCTGAAAAACTACGGTCACAAGTGGTGGTTGCACCATCCCAAAACGTAAACGAGTACGGCAACTTTTACCGCTTGTTTGATGTGGCCCTGGCACCCCTTGAAAATACCAAATGGAACAACTGCAAAAGCGAACTGAAAATAATTGAGGCGGCTGCGTATGGCTTGCCCGTGATTGCATCGGAAGTGGCACCGTATCTTTCAATTAATCCGGGTGTGAAGTTTACTGTAAACACCCCGGAAGCATGGTTTGCTGCCATGCGCCAAATGTATGAGCAATCCGATTTAAAAATGGTTGGTGAGAACAACCAAAAGCACACCAACAAAATCCACGACCTGACCACCATCAACCAAAAACGATTGTCCTTTTACCAGCAGCTATGCAAATAACCTACACGCGGCCGTTTGTAACCGATTATCAGCGCAGGATTTTAGACAGCCCTGCGAGATACACGATTACAGCAGCGGCCACCAAAGTAGGCAAAACAGCATCACATATCATTTGGCTATTTGAGCAGGCACTAAGGCTCAAAGAAAATCAAAGCGTTTGGTGGGTGGCCCCGGTTTACCAGCAGGCAGAGATAGCATTCAACCGTATGCGCAGCCAAGTTACCGACAAGGGCTTTTTCAAGGTCAATGAGAGCAAGCTGCGACTGACAACCCCAATGGGTGGCATCATTCAATTTAAGTCAGCAGAGAAGCCCGACAACCTTTATGGGGATGATGTCTATGCGGCAGTGTTTGATGAGTTCACCCGGGCAAGGGAAGAAGCGTGGTTTGCCCTGCGTTCCACATTGACCAAGACACAAGGCAAATGCAAGCTGATTGGCAACGTAAAAGGTAAAAAGAACTGGGGTTACAAGATGGCAGAACGTGCCAGGATGGGTGAGCCTGACTACGAGTTCCACAAGATTACCGCCTACGATGGTGTGAATGCTGGCATATTGGCATTTGAGGAAGTGGAGCAGGCCAAACGTGACTTGCCACCGCATATATTTTCGGAGCTTTACATGGCAGAACCAACCGAGGATGGCAGCAACCCATTTGGATTGAGCTACATTTCGCAGTGCATTGAGCCGCTTTCCGGCAAACCCGTTGAATGGTACGGCATAGATTTGGCAAAATACACGGATTGGACGGTGATTATTGGCTTGGATGCGGAATACAAGGTGTGCCACTTTGAGCGTTTTCAAATGGATTGGGCGCAAACGGAGCAGCGGATAATCAAAGTAGTTGGCAGCACCCCGGCTGCTGTTGACAGCACGGGTGTAGGTGACCCGATTGTTGAGAATATCCAAAGGCATTGCCCCAAGATTTTGGGGGTGAAGTTCACATCAGTCAGCAAACAGCAAATGATGGAGCAACTAACAGCCGATGTCCATGCTGCTTCTATCCGGTTTCCCGAGGGTGTAATCGCAGACGAGATGCGCAACTTTGAATTTGAACACACACAAACCGGGATGCGGTACTCTGCACCATCCGGCCTGCACGATGATGCGGTGGTTGCGCTTGCCCTTGCCAGGCACTGCTCACTTAAAAATAAAAAGGGTATATTTGTACTCATATGATAATCATAACCATCATAGCTTGGGAGCTTTGCAGATTTGCATTTCGTGAGCTATGGTTTAAATTTGTAAAATGAAAATCGCAAAAAATTGGAACCAAGTCACCATCGGGCAATTTCAAGAACTACAACTGCTGACCGAGCCGACATTTGAAAACCAAATCAAAACGGTGGCTATCCTGACTGGCAAAAGTACGGATGCAATCGAGGAACTGGCAATCGTGGAACTGACAGCCATTGTCAAAGATTTGGGGTGGATGGCTACGCTTCCAAACCCAAAGGACATGCAAACTTTCCGGATAGGTGGCACGTGGTATTATTTTGTGGTCAACCATAACCAACTGGCAGCGCATCAGTTCATCACCGTTCAGGATTTGTTTGCCGATAACACCAAGTGGATTGGCAACTTGCACAAAATCATGGCTTCGCTGTGTGTGCGGAAATCAATGCTGGGAATATCAAAACCCGTGAAATCGGAAGAGTTTGATAATTTGGCCGAGCTATTCCGTAACCGGATGCCGATATCGGTTGCCTATGCCTACACGCTTTTTTTTTCTCTATGCTTGCCGGGGTTACTCGAAACTACCCGAGCATTTTTAGAGCAGGAAGTGGAGAGCCTGAAGAAGATGGCAGGCGAAAAGAACGGCCCGCAATAACATGGCTAAAGACCGTTGATGGTATCGCAAATCAAGACC